AAGATCTTTTCCTATTTCTATAGGAGATTTTAAAAGATCCATAGCAGTGTTTGAACTCATTGCTTCCCCAATTTTACTAAGACCCCAAGCAGCAAAATCATTCAATTTACTTTCACCCCAACTAGCTCCGTTCTGATCTTTTATACTTGATGGTACGGGTAGAATAATAACATGTGATGTTGGAGCATTTTGATACTTATCACTAGCTTGCTTAGTTAAACCTTTTAGTCCACCACCACCTGTTGTTTTGTATATGCCTTTATATGCCTCCTTTGGGTCGGATACTGGTCCTTTTCCTTGTTCAAATCCTACGAATTCTGTTGTTCCCATCAAATCAGACATTCCACCAGTACCACTCACATCTTTCAAAGACAAAACTTCAATCTGAAAATAATCAGTATGCTGATCTATCATATCCGTTGGATATCTTAGTAGTTTATCTCCAAAACTGGTAACTCTTGACACTATTTTATACGCTTTTTATATATTTAGCTTGAATTTAGCATATGACAGTGATCTAGCATGTTCTAGTTCAGCAACTGATAATTCATGAAATTCTCCTACCAGTTCAGCCCATGTATAATTTCTCATTTTATTCCAATGATAATTAAATCCTCTAAATCCCCATTGTTTTAACTCCATACATGCTATCAAAGGAAACTCATCATATTCTATATTAGGAGTCTTTGGTAGATATACGAAAGTATAGAACCCACCTTCTTCTGGTAAGATAACTTTACTATCTTGTAAAGCATCTAAAACTTCCAGCATCGTATCTTCAGGATCTTCTGTCCCAACAAAATTATCTACAATTGGTTGTAGTCTAGACACCTAAGTCATCCTCCGTCAGTACTTTAAATTCCATTCTTCTATCAGCACACCAGTCTTCTGCTGCATCCCATTTTGCTTGGTTCTTAGCATATTCCATTACTTCTCTTATATATTTTTTATTTTTAGTCTTCTGAACTTTTGGTGCAATACATTGTCTTTTGGGTTTAACTTCAATAATATACTTCTTAGGTACTCCTGATTTATCTTTTACCTTAACATAAAAGTCAGGAAAATATCTATGCAATCTATTGTCAAGTGGTGATCTATATGGTATTATTACCTCCTCACTTCCCCATTCTATAATGTTATTATTCTTATCGCAATAAGCCATAAAGACTTTTTCCCAAGAACTACGATAAATAATGTTACGATAATCCCCTCTATACTTTTTAATATTAGAAGGTTTATACTTTCCTGAACGAGCCATATGTCGTAAAGATCCCTTAAGGTATTTATTGTGCCAGTCTATCCTAGAGCAAAGAAAACTGAACAAATCCGTAGTCTATTCCAAAAGGTTGCTACTACAAACCATTATGAGGTATTTTTTAATGGATTTGCTTCTCTGCAAGAACTTAGGGGTTATATAAGTCAAAAGAATCCGAGAGTGAGTAACTTCTTTATTAGTAGAGATCTTGGATTGTTATGTAATAGTGCCGAATTACCTGCAACTTCTTTTGCTACAGCACAGATTGAAGGTAATAGAATGGGTATAGTTGAAAAGTTTGCACATACAAGAGTATATACTGATTCTACTTTTACATTCTATGTTGATAGTGATTATAGAACATTAGAATTCTTTGAGTTATGGCATGAATTTATAGCTTCTGGATCACACTATGGTGATAGTAATGATAGGGCAGATACAACACATAGAGCATACTACCATCGTATGCAATGGCCTACAGAATATAAAGTTGATACTATAAGAATACAGAAATTTAATAAAGATCATTTTAGAAATGTTGAGTATACTTTCCTCAATGCATTTCCAACTGCAATATCAGCAATGCCTGTTTCTTATGATGGCAACCAAGTTCTTGAATGTCAGGTGACATTTACTTATGATAGATATTTCTTTGGTCCTATTACTTCTGTTGATAAGAGAACTTACTTCCCCAATAACGGTGTACCAACACCTTCTGCTATTGGTAACCAAGTAAAACAATCTCCTAGTCAGCAAAGTGATAATGTAACTTATGAATCTGATACAGAACAAGTTAGTACAGATGATGGTAGTACAACAGAATCTTCTAATAATAATTTAGATATAGGTGCTAATGATTTAAGTGGATCGAGTGCAAATATAGCTTAAGTGTGCTATGATATATAAATCAATGAATATTTGTATATGGGATTAGCAAAAGAATTAAAAGAAGGAACTAAACAATCACACTCTGCTGCAGAGAATACGAAATTTGTTTCATCGTTCCTGCGTGGAGTGGTAAACAAAGAAAAATATAGACAACTTGTTGCTAACTACTATTTCATCTATCAAGCGATGGAGGTAGAAGTGCTTCGATTAAAAGATGATCCTGTTGTGGGACCATTGAACATGAAGGAACTTTATAGACATCGTAGTTTAGCAAAAGACTGTGAGTATTTTTATGGAGAGGGTTGGGACAAGACAATTTACCCTACTGAAGCATGTCAGCAGTATGTAAATCGTATTCGTGAAGTGGCACATGACGAGACTGAACTTCTTGTGGGTCATCATTATACTAGATATTTGGGTGATCTCTCTGGGGGTCAGATCCTTAGAAATATTGCTAAGAACGCTCTTAAATTAAATGATGGTGGTTTAGACTTTTATGAGTTCCCTTTAATAGAGAATAAGAAGGAGTTTAAAAATAACTATCGTGCCACACTAAATACACTGCCTGTGACAGAATCACAGCTCTCTGCTATTGTCTCTGAGGCAAACTATGCATTTCGTTTGAATATGTTTATGTTTGAAGAGTTGGACGGCAATGCACTCAAATCCACATTGGCTTACATATGTGGAGTAATTAAAGGAAAAACTGATGCCACTACCTAAGATTAATGCACCGACCTATGAGTTGGTGATTCCTTCATCTGACAAAAAGATTAGATATAGACCATTTTTGGTTAAGGAAGAAAAGATTCTTGTCATTGCTATGGAAAGTAATGATATAAAAGATATTGCTAGAGCAGTTAAACAGGTTCTAGGAAATTGTATCCTTACTAGAGGGATCAAGATTGATAAGTTATCTACATTTGATATTGAATATCTATTCCTTAATGTTAGGGGTAAATCTGTAGGTGAATCAGTAGAAGTATTAGTGACTTGTAATGATGATGGGGAAACCCAAGTTCCAATTACTGTAGATTTGGATGCGATCCAAGTTACATTTGATCCAGATCATAATAAGGATATTAAATTGGATGATAATTTGACTATGAGGATGAAGTATCCCTCACTTGACCAGTTCATCAAAGAAAACTTTGCTGTAGAAGGTGTTGGGTTTGAACAGTCTATTGATATGATTGCTGGTTGTGTTGATATGATCTTTAGTGAAGAAGAGACATGGGCTACAGCAGATTTTACTAAGAAAGAAATGGTTGAGTTTCTGGAAGGTTTAGGATCTAAACAGTTTAAAGAGTTGGAGAAGTTCTTTACTACTATGCCTAAACTTACCCACGAGTTTACTGTTACTAATCCTAAAACTAAAGTAGAAAATACGGTTAAACTGGAGGGACTAGCAGCTTTTTTCAACTAGCGATGTTGCATGAAGATCTTGTAGCATATTACAGGATCAACTTCGCTCTCATGCAGCATCATAAATATAGTTTGAGTGATATTGAAAATATGATCCCGTGGGAACGGGAAATATACATTAGTTTATTGAAACAGCATATTGAAGATGAGAATCTTAGAGCACAACAACAGTAATGGATTTACCAGTTCCAGAAGGTCAGAAAAAAGATAAATCATTTGCTAGTCATTCTACGATGTCAAAGTCGTTTGGTCTGCAAAGGAAGACTCTGGTAAGAGTTATTGGGTTGGAAAAGAGAGTAGACAAGATAGAATCTGGTAGTGGTGGAATAAACATAGATAAATTTACTGAACTTAATAGGGGTATTCTTGCAGTTAATAATAATTTGCAAGCAATAGGTGATGCATTAACAGCAGAATTGGTTGCAGATAAAGAATCTGCTATAGATGAGAAGAATAAAAATAAAAGAGAAGTAGATGCTCTTAAGAAAGGTAAGGCAGAAAAATTTCTTGAATTAGAACAGACAAAAAAGATTGTCAAACCAGTAGAAAAAGTAAAAGATACAGCTAAGAATATTTTTCAAAGGTTGTTTGATGCTTTATCTGCTGTTTTTGCTGGTTGGTTGTTGGATAAGGGTGGAAAGATGTTGACTGCATGGGGTGATGGTGATATGGAAACCTTCAATAAGATGAAGGATGAAATAGTAAAATCTTTAGCAGTTGTAGGTGGTCTATTACTTGCAGTTAATCTTGTTGGTATTATTGGTTCTATGAAACTGCTTGTTGCTGGTCTTAAGATAGGTATACCAGCAGTTCTTGGACTTCTTGCAAATCCTTGGACTTGGGTTGTACTGGGTATTGGTGTAGCAGGTTACTTTGGTTATAAGCATCTTGATAAAACTATTACAGGTGGTGGAGACTTTAAAACATTTGATAAAAATCTAAGAGCTGGTACTGAGAATTTGGGATTAGATGTTAAGAACTTTAATACTGGGGGATTAATTCTTGGTGATGATGGTAATCATATAAATGTTCCGATGTTTGGTAAAGATAGTATAACAGGTAAAGAGTGGAAACCAGGCGACGGTAATAAAAATGCACAAACTAAACTTAATATAATGGATCCTACTCATAAAGATTTTATCATAGAGAAATATGGAAAAGATCAATATGACACATGGGTAACTGGATATAATAAATATCAAAATTTAATGAAAGTGAAAGAAGATATGGTTGGTGAGATGAATAGTGATCTTGAAGCTAAAAAGGAAAAGTTTTACAATGATGCTCGTGAACAGGCAAAGATATTAAGAGATAACGGTGTAATAAGCGGTGCAAATTGGAAGAAGATTTCTCTTACTGGTGCATTTGATACTTCTGCTGGTAAGTGGTGGTCAATGCAAGATCAATTATGGAAAGCGAAAGAGCTTGAGATTAGAGCTAGCTATCATAAGAGATTGCGATTAGAATTCCCAGAATTATTTGATGATGATGTTGCTACTATGCCAGAATTTAAATCAGAAATTGTTGATCATGGACAAATTGGTAATACTGAAATTAAAAAGATAGAAAATCAGTTAGAAAAATATGGATTTAATAATGAAAATTTTGAAACAAAGATTATAGATGGTGAACTTAAAGTACTTCCTAAAACCAATAATGGTGGCGAAACTAAGATTGATAATAATTCCTCTAGTTCTAGTTTAAATAATGGTATTGACTTTAAGACTGCAATAGAAATGAGTAGTGGAGCTAATAATGAGAAAATTTCTAGTATTTCTTCTAACCTAATGGATTCGGAGAATAATTTTGAATTTGTTCCATTTGAACAAGCAATGAATGATGGTATTGATACTTCTAGTGATATGAATCTTGGGGATGCATCTGAGATACCAACACTATACACTGGAAATATTGGTAATGAATATAGATTCTTCTATTCTCATGTTTATCAGCAGGGTAATTAGTGATGCCTGATACTGTAGATAGAATGTCAAAATCTTATGATGAAAAGATTGATCCTAATAGGTTGATTCCTGTGGGAGAAGCTTTTAATATTATTTCTTTTGGTGTCAGTGCTATTAAACAAACATCACAAGGAATCAAAAATTCATTTAAAGATAGATTAGCACAAAAAGAAAAGATAAATGCAGATAAAAAAATACAATCTGCTAGATTATTAAGTGCTAAGAATCAAGCAGATAAAGAGAAAGAACTTGAGAGTAAACCTAAAGAATCTAAGGTTTCTTTTGGTCAAAGTATAAAGAAAAAAACAGGAAATATATTCCAGAGAGTATTAGCTGCTGCCTCTTGGATATTTGTTGGGTGGTTCTTAAACAAAATACCTCAACTTTTTGAATGGATCGATGGTATGGTAAAGAAATTAAAAGGATTTTTTGAAGGTGCTAAGAAAGTATGGACTGCTATAAGTACAGCGTTGGTTGGTGTTTATGATACAGCAGCAAAGATAACAAAAGCTTTTAAAGGTGAGGATAATATTCCTAAGGATAGTGATAAAACAATAGAAGAATTTAAAAATATAGAGGATGATCTTAAAAAAACAAGGGAGGATTTAGATAAAAATATTGAGGATACAAAAGCTGCTATTGCTAAGTTTGCTAATGATAGAGGTGACGGTGATATCCCACTTCATGATACAGATGAAAAAGCTCATTCTTCTGGTGACAAACCAGATAAAGGATTGGATATGTCTGGTCATAAACAACTCCATAAAAATATGGAAGGTGAGATAAAGAGTAAAGAAGGTGGTGTTGATCCTAACGGCAGTAAACCTAAGGTTGAAGAGAATCCACAGGTTGAACCTGTAGTAAAGACCGAAATAGAAACTGTTACAAGCACTATAAAATCAGATCTATCAACAATCACCTTTGATGGAAAGACATATCCTAGGGGAATGCCAGGTCTTGGTGGATTTATTCCTGGCGATGGTAAAGGTGGTAGCACATATCCAGAAAAAAAAGAAGAAGTTCCGAAAGAAGTAAAAGTTAATGTGAAGAAAGGTGATAGTGGTGGTGAGAAAAAGAAAGTAGTTACACCATCAGGTTTAGGAATGGATATGTATAGTCGTAAGATTATACTAAACCCTGATGCTGCAAGAGGATGGACTAAAGTTCTTAGAGCAGCAGCAGAAGATGGTATTGATTTAACTAATGCAGTTACATCATCATATAGATCACCAGAGAAGCAAAGACAAATAATTGCAGATCCAAATTCAATGACACCTGCCCCTGTTGATAAATCTCCTCATGTTCAAGGTTGGGCAGTTGATTTAGCTGCAGGAACTCCTGAGTGGAACTGGTTGAAGAAGAATGGATCTAAGTATGGTTGGAGATGGAATACTGATCCTAATGATCCTGTTCACTTTGATTTTATGGGAGGTAACCCAGATAATAAACATTGGATACAACCAGGAAGAAATAATTGGATGCAAAGTAATATGAATACTGGTGAAAAGGTAGCATCTATTAAAAAGGGTAGTAATAAAACCACTGTTCCTATACCAATAAATACTATTACTAAAATGACACCTCCTGCCAATACAGGAGTCAATGATGGTGGAGTAGGTACAACGGAAGTTGTATCTAGTGGATCTATCCTAGGCATGGTCAATACAATCAATACTCTCTACACATAATGCCAGCAAATCCAACCCAAGGAACAACTTTTGAGATCGCAGAAATTTACCCACTTGGGGGTGAAGATAATCCAAAATCAGCTGTTGATTTAAGACAAGGAATTATACAATTTCAGTATTTTGAGGATTTAATGTCTCCAGTTATTACTGCTGTGATGCAAGTCACCGCCTCTGGTAACGGAGTCTATAATAGTCTTCCTATTCAAGGTGGAGAGCAAGTAAAAATGCATTTTACTACTCCTATTGAAGAGCAAAGAGAAGAAAGTCCTGGTCGTTTAGAACTTGAGATGTATGTTAATCATGTTACTGATTATATACAGGAAAAACAAAAAGAACTTTTCACATTACATTTAGTATCTAAAGAAGGAATTGCAAATTTAAATAAAAGGATAATTAAGAAGTATAAGCAAAAAAGAATTGATGAAGTTATAACAGATTTTCTTGATATCCTTGAGTGTGAATATGAAACAGATGATATTGAGAAAGCTCAGAATAAAGTTAATTTTATTGGTAATATGAGGAAACCATTTACACTTATTCCTGGTTTATGTGCTAGGGCAATTCCTGAAGGTGCAAATAGCAAGAGTGCTGGTTTCTTTTTATGGCAAACAAAATCTGGTATAAAATTTAAATCTATTGAATCTATTATTAAAGATAAAGAAATTTCAGAAGAGTATGTTTTTAATCGTAAAAATGAGGGATTAGAAAATCCTGAAGCATCCTTCCAGAAAATTCTATCATATAGCACTCAGCATAATAATAATGTGATGGCAGCTCAAAGGGGTGGTGAGTATTCTACTTATAGGATATATTTTAATCCATATACATTTGAGTTTACAAATCCTAGTCAATCTGTATTCAAACCAGAAGGACAGGAATCTCTAGGTACAGAGGAAAATGAGATTTCAGATACAGCAGACCCGAAAAAAATTCCCAACCCAGAAATGGCACATAGGATCGTTTCGGGAGTTTATGCTTGTGGAACTTTAGAAGAGATTGCTGATGTAAATGTAGCTGCTGCTTCAACTACTGTTAATCAAGATCATGTTGAAGATATTGGACAGTCTATTTCTAGATATGCTTCAATATTTACTGAAGTCATGACAATGACAGTGGCACTTAATCCATATTTGGAAGCTGGTGATATAATTAAGTGTACATTCCCACAAGTCAGTGCTGAAGATGATATAGACCATACCCAAAGTGGTCTATATATTATTAAGGAAATTAGTCACTACATGCGTGGTAACAAGTCCTATTCAGCTCTGAAAGTTATCAGGGATACTCCAGGAGACTAACATGGCAACCGAAACCCCAAAGCATGATTTAGATCACGAAGTTTATATAGATCCTAAGGATCATAAAGAGCATGTCAATCATGGCATGATTGAATATACTGAAAAGGATTTGGAAATGCATAACGATGCTTTCCATGATCACACAGAAGAAGAAGTCGTACCTAATGAAGGTAAGATAAACGATTGGCACACACGCCATGAGGATAAGCATTTAGAAGTTTATTGTGATAACCACCCAGATTCTCTGGAATGCAGAGTATATGACGACTAATGAGTATAGAAGAGTCTTTACTAGGTAACAGTCAATTTTTAGGCAGGGATGGATTCCGTTGGTGGATCGGTCAGGTTGCTCCTAGGGAAGCTCAGGCTGATCAAACGGATGATGGCGAAGGATGGAGTTATAGGTATAAAGTTAGAATTATGGGATATCATCCTTTTACGGATGATGTTACTGATGAGGATCTACCTTGGGCAATTGCACTATTACCTAACACAGCTGGTAGTGGTGCTGCTAACTATACTACAACAACTTGTTTGCAGCAGGGTGATGTAGTATTTGGTTTCTTCTTAGATGGTGATGAAGGACAGGTTCCTGCAATTTTAGGGCATTTTGGACATGCTAATGGCATGGATCAGAACTCAGATTTGAAAGGTAAATTTAAACCTGGTTCTGCATTCACTGATAATACACCAGTTAATCCAAAAACAGAAGTTAATGAGGAAGGTTTACCAGATCAAAGTGGTGAACAGAATAAGAAATCAAATCCTACTAACTCTAGTGCTACTAAAGGTAAGAATGTAGATCAGTCAGGTGCTGGTAGACCTGTAGTTGCTCCAGATACTTGTACTACTAACTCTGTGTCTAGAATGGCACAGGCAGTTGAAGATTTGGCACAGAGAGTTGAAGATCTATCATTAACTGGTATGAAACTTGAGGCAGAGATTGATGCTGTTGCTGATCAAGTAGAGTCAATGGCTAATGGATTTGTTGGTCGTATGATGGATGCTACATATGACTTCCTTGAACCACAACTGCAAAAGGGATTAGATAAGGTATATGAAGATACTTTTGGTAAAGTATTTGCTCAGATGGGTAATTCCCCTCAATCATATGCTTCAGCACATGCTGCTGGTGTTGCTTCACAAGTTTCACAAGTACCTGCAATTAAAAATGCAGAGAATGCTTTATCTTGTGTTGGTAATAAGGTAGTTGAAGGTTTAAGAGGTACTGTATCTGATATGTTAAAAGACCTTCTTGCTTCAGGTCTTGGAATGGCAGGTTGCGTCTCTGCTAATTTTGTCAGTAAGTTTTTAGGTAATATGGTTAATGGTATTGGAGATGGGTTGAAATCTCCTTTAAGTGGATTAGGTGATATATTATCTCCAGGTATTGACATTGCTGAATTTTTAAGAAGTTCTGCATTTGTATTGGAAGATTTCTCTGGGTTCTTGGATTGTGGACAGACAAATAAAGATAAGTGTCCTCCAGTCAAGAAATTTGAGATTGCTGGTGGACCAATGGAGAAAGGTGCTGATCCATTTAATTATCTTTCTAGTCAAATGCAGAAGAGTGCTAAAGGTGGTGGTGGTCTTGGTGGATTAGCTAGTGGATTAACTGGGTTGTCTGGTGGACTAGGTGATTTAACAAGTGGTATACAAGGTGCTCTTGGTGATGTACAAAATATAGTAAATGCTGTATCTGATCCTACTAGTTTAATAAAAGGTGCTGTTACCAGTCAGTTTGGTAATCTTATACCTCCTGGTATAAGTAAAACTCTCGGTACTGCTAATAGAATATCAGGTTTAATTGATGATCTTAGTGGTGGTGGATCATGTAGTGGTGGTAAGAAGAATTGTGGTAACCCTCAAATAGAGATATTTGGTGGTGGTGGATTTGGTGCTATTGGAAATGTTGTACTTGGCAAAACTATTGAGAATAGTGGTTTGGGTGGAATCGCAGAAGGTATTAGTAAGACTGCAAGTATTATTGGTGTAGATATAAAAGTTCCTGGTATGAATTATAAATCACCTCCTGCTATTAGATTTGCTGATAAATGTGGTCAAGGTTACGGTGCTCATGGTCATGCTGTGCTTACTCCTGAAGGTACAATTGGTGCTGTTGTTATTGATACTGTTGGTGAGGGATATCCAGTTGTTACAGATCCTCCAGAGAATGTTGGATTGACTACTGTATTTGTTGAAGATCCTGGTACTGGATATGTTCCAGGAGATACGATTGATGAAACTATCTTTGTTACTGAATTCCCAACAGGATTCCCAGATCCTGATGTTGGAATTGGTACACCTATTACTACAACAATAACAGATCCAGATGATCCAGATTATAATCCAGAGCTAATTCCTGATCCATATACTAGTTTGGTTCCAACAGGTGAAAGAGTTCAGTTGCAAAATCTTTCTGATAGACCTGTATTTGATCTTGTAGTTAATCCAGATACAGGAGGAATCGAGGCTGTAAGGGTTCTAAATATTCTTAAGTACAGCGTTCCACCAGTTATAAAAATTATATCTCCAACTGGATCGGGTGCAGTCCTTAGACCTGTCTTTGGTGAAATACCACCAGAGGCTCAACAAGGAGTTATTACGGTCATCGACTGTTCAGGATAATACTATGGCAGCAGAATCCACTTGGGCAAGAAGAATTATAGATTCACGGGGAGGACATTTCCGTATAGAAACTGGCAGCCCTAGGGTTGGTAGAGATGGTCCAGAACCTACTAAGATATACTCATCTAATGATAACGGTGAAGTATTCCTAATTGCTCATGGTCATGGGTCAGGTCTTGGTAGAATAGCATGTGATAAGTCTATAGAAATTAATGCTGGTGATAAGAATGATCCAAATAATATTGATATTAGAGTATGTGCAGCTACTGGAGACATTACCATAAGTGCTCCTAGGGGTAGAATTAGAATGAATGCAAAGGACTTTATGTTCAATGCTGAAAGAGATATTGATATGAATGCTGGTAGAAATATTAATTTACATCCTGGTGTGGGTCGTTTCTATGTCAAAGCAAACACTGCACAAGTTCAAGCAAAGAGAGGGAACATGGTTCCCGAAACTTATGGGGCAAAAGTTGTTAAGAATAGTTTTATACCTGATAGTACTTTAGCAAAAGTATTTGATCCTAAATCTCAAAATACAAAACCAGGTGCAGCACCAGGTGGTTTTGATGGTGTTGCTGGTGGAGCATTAAAAGGATATGGATTTAGTCTTGAAGACTTGGGTATTAGTGATCAAACTGGTGCAATAGATGCTATAGAAAATGTAGAAAAAGCGATGGCATCAAAACTTGTCGGACCATTACAAAAAGCATCTAACTTATTGTCAGGTAAACTTGGGGATAATTTGGGAGATGTGTTAAAAGGTGCAGGTGCAGGTGATCTAGTAAATCAAGTTAAAGGTGGTATTAACGATCCAGTTAAAAGTGCATTAGGTCTTAGTGGATTGGATAAGATATCTGGATCTGAGACAATTGCTAATGCTGGTAAAAAATTCCTTGGTGGACAATTACCTGGCGTTGGTGGAGCAATGGATACTATTCAAGGTATTGGTAATAAAGTATTGACTGGTAATATAGAAACTCTAACAGCATCTGCAGCAGGTGCTTTAGGTGTCAAACCAGGTGGTAATGCTCTTACAGGTCTTACTAAGATGATTGGTACTGGAAGTGTTGGTAAGGGTGCTGCTGCTACTATTGGTAATTTCTCTAGTGATAAGTTAGCTGCATTAGTGGGTGATACTATACCAACTCACCCAGATATACCAGATGAGCAAACAATCAAAGGTATTGCTAATTCTACTGCTATGTACATGGAGCAACTGAAACAAGATTTCCTTACAGCGTCTAATACACCCAATGTTCTTAAGGAAGTTGGTGATGCAGCAAATGTTGATCTTGAGAAGAGACTTCTTGAAGGAGAAGAAATTGTAGGCAATCTTAAAAATATTGCTAAGAAATTCAAACTTGAATAACTATGGCAGAATCTAATCCAAATTCTTTTAATTGTTCTGATAAAGAGGATATAGCAAATAAACCATATAAAATTGGTGATGATACAAATTATTTTGAGGATCCTGTTATATGTTCAGGGTTCATTGATGTACAGGGAATACCATCCCGTCCAACTGATATAGAAATTACTAATGGTGATGTTAGAATTTACACTGGTAATCTTTTAGTTAGACCAGGCATCTCAACATTTCAAGAGGTGCAGGTAGAAAAAGAATTATATGTATGTAATGATGTAGATTTCATGTCCAATCTACATGTTCAAGGTACTAGCCATCTTGAAGGTAATGTGACCACTGGTGGTAATATGACTATCGGTGGATTTGCATCATGGTCTGGATCTATTGTTGCAACTAGTAAACTATTTGATATTGTACACCCAGTTAAGGGTGGAACTAATCGTCTTGCTCACAGTTGTATAGAGAGTCCAAAGGCAGATCTTATCTATCGTGGCAAAACTGCATTAGTTGCTGGTATTGCAACCGTTGATATTAATACTACTAGTGATATGACTGCTGGTACATTTGAAGCATTGGTTGATAATGTTCAGTGTTTTACTACAAATGAAACTGGATGGACTGCCATCAAAGGTTCAGTAACGAATGGATCATTAACAATACAGGCAAAAACTGCTAGTTGTACAGATACTATATCGTGGATGGTCATAGGAGAGAGAAAAGATATTAAATCTATAACAGTAGAGTATCAAGGAGAGAAGTGGGATAGTCCTAATAGAGATCTTTCTATATAATATATTCTGTGGGTATTGACGGTATGGTCCTCTCATGCTACAATAACCACATCTGGTTACATCACTCTATGGGAAAAGAAGATGAATGGATCATGCGAGTGGTCGTCAATGTAGGTAAGAGGAGTATCCTCTGCATCTCATCTGATGGTGACGAAAAACTAGTGGAATGTGACTCACCACAAGAGTTTATAAATGTAGTTGAGTTCTGCAAAACTGTACTAGAACCTGAGGATATTTCTTATGAAGAAATCAAAGTCGCAAGAGTCTAATGAAGGACCAGAAATACTTAAAAGAATGCTAGAGATGAAGCATAAAGATGATGATGATGATGACGAGTTTATTAAACTGCATAAACAGTATGACCGATGACAACCCCGAACTGGCAACATCACAGCAACAAGGAACCCAAGAGGACTCTGAAACCTCAAGCGTTGAGAGCAGCCAAAAAAAGAGTGCAAGCATTCAAGAAAAAATATCTAATGCAAAAACTAGGATAGTAGAGTTAGAACTTTTAATCAATCATTGGCAGAATCATGACTAAAAAAATAACATTAGCAGGTGCTCAAATCCCTGTAGGAAATAATATACAAATTAATAAAAAAGAAATTCTCAAAGCAATTGATTGGGCATATGAGAATGAAGTAGATCATCTTCTTACTCCAGAGGGTTCTTTGTCTGGATGGTATCATGGATGGGAATCCAAGATGGATGAGCTAAAAGAAGCATTGAAAGAGGTTGAAGATCATGCAAAAGATAAAGTAGGTCTTCATCTAGGTACAAATTTTAAAGAAGTAGAATCTTCAGGGGAGATTTATAGAAATGAAATAAGACATTATAATAGAAGTGGTGAACTAAGAGGCATTACTTTTAAGACTCTTCCCATTTTTATGATGGAGTCTGCCCTTCCTAGAGATCAGGACAGGGAACCAGTTGTTGTAGTTGACTTATTAGAAGAATCTACAGACATCTTTACAGATGGTAAAGTTCATGAGCAATCTATAGCTGCTGGATTAATATGTAATGATTTGTATGGAGGAAATGAAGTTGGAAAAACACCTCTTACTACACATTATAAAGATATGAAAATTTTGGATTTGATATTTCACGCTACCAATGGTGCTAAGAATGATGAATCTGAAACACAATATGAGGTTTTTGATCTATGGCATAATGCATATCTTAGAATGGCAGCATGGAATACTAACATACCAATTTTAACTGTTGATTCATGTACCACATGGGAGTGGGATGGTAATGAAGATGAAGTAGATAAGTATAGAACATCTAGTCCAAGTGGTTTTGTTAGTCATCTTGGATGGCAAATTCAAGCACCTAGGTTTGGTCGTCAATATTTTAAATATGATTATACACCACCTGAGAAAACATATTTTGATCAACAGACTGGTAAGGAAGTTGATATTTTGGAATGAAATATAATTTATTTCCTGTAAGTGTTGTAAGATATATCTGTAAAAGCATTTCTTCCAAAGATAGGAAGTCTATGATGAATAGTGTCGATCTTCAGATTGAAAAGGGGCATTATCAAAAAGGATATCTAACACCCAAGTATCAGACAGAGTATACACTATTTCAGGATAATTGCCCTAGCTACTGGCAGAAATTAAAGAAAAGTTTTTATGATGCTTGTCATTATTATATTAAAGAAACTGGATTTGCAGGATCATCTTATGGTGGTAAGGGATACACTCTCACCGATTCAGAAGCATGGGCATTCAAGTCTTACAAATCATTAAATGATTCTCAAGAAGAGATAAGAAATAATTTTGGTATATATTCTCCTTGGCATGATCATAGTCCTGCATATCTTGCTGGTGTATATTACCTTAAAGATCCTGGTGATGGTAGCACAGGTGGAACTGATTTTCATAATCCAGTCATTACTCGTAGGGATGTGGTAGAAGTTCCACCCGTAGAAAATAGTTGGATTATTTTTCCTGGATGGTTACAGCATAGGAGTGTTACACTTGATGTAGAGGACACTAGATATGTGGTTGCAGCTAATATGTATTCTATAATGCAGAATCAGTCTCCCTATAATGATTGGGAGGATGAGATACCACAATCTCCATCTATGAAAAACTTAATGTTTCCTCAATTATGACTAAAAAAACATTCACACAAGAAAAGAAAAACCCTAAGCACAGTAATGTGTGGGAATGGGAAGAAACTGCTGAAGTAAAAGCAGCATTAGATAAATTACACAAAAGAGTAACATTATGACAAAAGGAAGAATCCCTTTACACATGTATCCATTTTACAGAGTGTATGACGAGAAAGGTCAGCAGTACTGTGATTGTGGATGGGAGAAACATGCACAAGCTCTTGTGGTTCTTAATCAGAACTGTTCTATAGTTGCTGATAGAAAACAATTGACATACAAAAAAATCAATGCACCAATTCTTGATCAAACCATTGATGTCACTGCAACTGGTCAAGAACAATTAGGTGGTCAGCAAGGATTACCACAGGCAAAAGAGAGACTTCCTTTTGAACCTGTCGAAAATGTATTGACTGATACAGGTGAAGAATTACTAGAACCTAGTCATGCACAAGAGATGGAATTTTAAGGAAAAATAAGTTATATATACTGTAGTAAATACTCAAATTTTTTATGAAAAGGATTTTACCTTTCATAATGTTATTGATGACTGCTCCGCTTGCAGCGAGAGCTGATATTACATCACGATTCGCTTCTAGCGTTCAGCTAAGCGTTGGTGGTGCTCATACTTCTGCTGAAAGAATAGGTTCATCCTTTGCGATTTCAGGTAGTAATATTGATACAACTGATGGTACGACTACTTCAACTGTTAGTGCTGGTACAATCACTGCTGGTGTATATGCTCCAGGAACGATTGCAGCAACACAAGACACAGCAGGCTCAGCATTCAGCTTTGCCCAGTCATACACAGCAGCTGACGCTGTTCCAACTGCAGCTCCAACTGTGGGCAACACTGCTAACTTTGGTAATCTTAGTAGTACTGCTGGTGGCACTGTTGGCAGCTTAGCTGGTCAAACATCTAGTGCTCACACATTTAGTGCTGTAGCAGCAGGTGGAGCTAATACTTCAGCTACGACTCAGTTCGTAACCGAGGTTACTATAAGATAGGTCATGAAAAGGCTTATAACTATATTAGTATTGTTATTAGGAAGTGCTGGTGCTGCAAAAGCAGTGCCAGTGGTCCCCAATTTTCAGCAAGGTTCGATGACGAGCCACACAGAAACTGAATCTACAGTAACGGAAACTATTAATTCCATTGATTATAGGACAGGATGGGAATACTCAGTCACTGGGGTAGGCATCGACAACAACGGAGCTGCTTTAAACCCACCAACATCGACATCAACAGTAACACTCTCTCCAACCGTAGGAGTAGGAGAAGGAGCATTGTCGGGAAGTGTAACTTCTTCCTTCGATGCCTTAGACATGTCGGCACAAAACAATTTTACACTTCACGAAGCTGGGGCAGCGTTTCAATTTACCCAGAGTTATCAAGGACCAGGCATGACCAACCAAACTCTCATACAGAGGGTCACCACCATCCAAAGCGTCACAGATACGACAAGTACATTTACCCAGTGATAGCAACGCTTCTCAGCGTTCAATCTTTACCATTAAGAGCAGAAGGTGTAGGTGGAGTTAGTGCAACTGCTAATCCAATCGCCAATTCTTCAGGCTCAGTGACCAACCAGGCAATACAAGTTTTACAAGGTCCATATGTAACTAATACCTACGGTGGTGGGGTGTCATGTCAGGGTACGACTATGAATATGACACCATACCTACAATTTGCTGATAGTAGGAAGGATCCTTGGGAAGATTTTTATAACGAACCACAATATAACCTAACGGATGTAGAGGGTAAGAATGTAAAACAAACTGTTACTGTTAAGAACTACCCTTGGGAAGATTGGTATGATAATCGAACTAAAGATGATGGGACAAGATGGTTCCCAGATGGAGAAGATATACAAATAGAAGTAGATGTAGATGCTGCTGATGGAGTACCTGATGTACTTAATGGTGGAACTACTATGAATCCAACATGGTACAAACCAGTTAGGACTGACATGAGAGCTAATCAGAGTTTCAACTTAGGATTATCTGCTACACTTTCAATACCATTGAACAGAGGTATGCAAAGGAGGTGTAAAGAGGCAGCAGAGGCACAGACAGCACATCAATTGCAGTTGACATCTAACAAACGACTCGATTTTGAAATCGCAAGATTGAAAAATTGTGGTGAGCTCAAAAAAGCAGGAATATTTTTCCATCCTGCATCGCCGTATCATAGTATATGTGCTGATGTTGTAGTTACAGCACCAGGTGGTAAGGTAATGCCACATGAGCATCAGATACCACAACCACTATGGCAGCAACCTACTTCTTCTTCTTCATTGGAAGAAGTCCCTTCTTCTCTCGATACTGATCAGTCCTCTTCTCTTGAAGAGTCGGTCTCCGAGGAGTCTTCCCAAGAATCTTCTGAACCTTTGCAATTGTCTTCTTCACCACAGGTTTCACTACCTTCAGGAGCAGGTCTGCTAGGGGTTTGGCAAGTAGGGCAGATGTAGTTGCCACCGCAGCAATCGTTGCCGTAGTTGATATTACTGGAATTGCAGGTATAAATTGTTCTACTGTGGGAACAGGTTCCCATATGGTTTCGCATATCAACTTATCAGGTGTTAATTTATATTCTTTAACTCTCTCTGTACCTGCTGCATTTAAGTCTCCAATGCGTCTTGCATTAAGTGGGGGACATTCTATCTCTTTATTGTTGCTTGGGGTTGGAGGAGGTTCTGGAGTGTCTAGATCAGGAGTTGGTGGTGTACCAGTATCTACTCCACCTGCTTCAGGTTCTTCTGTAGTTATAGTTTGCCAAGTTAAATCTCTATAATCATAATCTGCTGGTTCATAGTAAGGAGCACCAGCGTCACATAATACTGTATTGCCTTTAGGGTCATCATCGACCAACATTTTATTTTTATTATCTTTAAGATTTTCTTTGTGTACTTTTACACAACCAGGCATATTAACAATAGGAGTTCCTATAAGAGTAGTAACAGGAACTTCTATTGGTATTGATTGTGGTGGTGTATTCATCCATATACGAGTATCTTGGATATACCTATTACCAATAGGTCTAACACTCGTCTCAGAAATTAGCCTAATACCTGTACCATTAACTTCAATGATAGGAATATTAACACTATTGGTTTCTATACTAGGTACTTCAATTGGTTCCATTATGATACTTTAACCTTCCAAGGAGAATTAGGATCTATTTTTGCCATATAATTAAACCCACTACCTTCAGGGTAAATATATTGTCCATTCTCATCAAACATACCTGAAGTGTCTGCTATCCTCGACTCCTTTGATGGATACTTAGGATAAGGTCTTGTCCCTGCTCTCATCTCTTGTCCCTTTCTTCTTCTAATTTGATTACCAGTTTCAGGCATATTAGATTTGTCCAACCAAGCAGTACCTAGTATCTCCTTGATCATCTCTTGTGTATAACCATTAGGATGAATCATTTTTGTGGGATCTGCTGTTGATAATCTATTTTAGGAACTTTTGTTCCCTTAACAGGACCACTTGTCTTTGGCCATGCGTTTATTAGTTGTAAGTATACCTCTTCTCTAACGACTTGTCTAATTTGTTCTATTTGGGCATCCTGTCTTTTCTGAGGACCACCAGTTTTTTGGTCAATGACATGACCACCACCAACAAATGCACCAGTTCCAACCACTGCTACTGCTGTGCCAGTTGATGCTATCTTCTGTAAGTCCATGTATTTATCAGTAACGAAGTATTTATCCATGACTAAATAACATCAGCACAATGTATCTTATTATAGAGAGATGCCTTTAAATAAGTTAGAGAATTTTATAAAGAATACCGAAGGTAGAATTCTTTATGTGAATCCAAGTGATTTGGACTCAACGGATAGTATTACGAATCAGGGTAACTCATTAACAAAACCCTTTAAAACGATACAGAGAGCACTGTTAGAATCTGCTAGATTTTCATATCAGTCAGGATTGGATAATGATATAAACGATAAAACTACTATTTTAATATATCCAGGCGAACACCTTATTGATAATAGACCAGGATTCGCACTTAAACCAGATCCAACAGATACTACTAGAGCATTATCTGTATCTCCTGCTGGTGCGGAAACTCTTGCTACAACAACATTTAGTCTTAGCTTAACTAGTGAATTTGATTTAACTGTAGAGGATAATGTATTATACAAATTTAACTCAGTTAATGGTGGAATAATTATACCTCGTGGTACATCTATTGTAGGTATGGATCTTAGAAAGACTAAGGTGCGTCCTAAGTATGTACCAAACCCTACAGATGATAGTGTCCCAGAAACTGCTATATTCAGAGTTACTGGTAACTGTTACTTCTGGCAATTTTCATTCTTTGATGGAGACCAAGATGGATTGGTATATACTGACCATCAACAGTTTACTACAATTAATCAATCTAAACCAACATTCTCTCATCACAAACTAACTTGTTTTGAGTATGCTGATGGTGTTAATGAAGTTAAGGGATTTGATGAGACAGACCTTAGCATGTACTATTATAAGCTAAGTTATGCTTATCAAGAACCAACAGGTCGTGCAGTTAACTATGAGTGGCCTAATGCAGAAGGTGACTTTGATATGGTTCGTGAGGAGTCTGAGATTGTTGGTGCTCTTGGTACTGATCCATTAGTTGTATCATCAATTATTGCAGGTGATGGATTAACACCTACATCACAGGTAACAGTAAGGACTCAGATACCGCATGAGTTAACTGCTGGTACACCTATTAAAATTAGTGGAGTTAATGTATCTCAGTATAATATATCTACAATCGTTCAGAGTGTTATATCAACCACAGAATTTACATATTTAATAGTAGATTTTCCAAGTAATTTACCTGCTAAACCAACAAATATTACTTCTGCTAGAATAACTATTGAATCTGATACTGTTAGAGGTGCATCACCTTATATCTTTAACTGTTCATTGCGTTCAGTTTATGGTATGCAGGGAATGAAGGCAGATGGTAGCAAGGCAACTGGTTTCCGTTCAATGGTTGTTGCCCAGTTTACTGGTATTTCATTGCAGAAAGATGATAGAGCATTTGTTAAATATAATCCAGAAACAAGATTGTATGAGTCAATATCATACAGTACCGTTAAAGGTGCAACATTAGCTGCAGAGTCTAGTTCTACTGATCCTAATACTGTTTATCACTTAGATAGTGGAGCAGTATATCGTAGTGGATGGGAACAAACTCATGTTAAGATAACAAACAACGCAGTCTTACAGATTGTTTCTGTGTTCGCTATTGGATTTAATGGTCACTTAAGAGGGGATAGTGGTGCTGACGCATCTATCACTAACTCTAACTCCAACTTTGGACAATATGCTTTAGTTGCAGATGGATTTAGAAAAGATGCATTTTTAAGAGACGATCAAGGATTTATTTCTCATGTGGTCTCTCCTGAATGGGTATCAACATATGAAGAAGACTTAGATAATATAACTTGGTTCCAGATTGACATACCTAAGACACAACAGACTGGTATATCATCACATTTATATCTCTCTGGATTCACCAGACAAGATGTAGCACCACTTGGTTTAACTCAAGGTTATAGAATTGGTGCAAATCTAAATGAAAATTTATATGTTTCTATTGGTGGTACTGAATATAGTTCACCAATATACATGCCTGAGAATGTAACTGTAGGTGTACAAACTGCAAATATTGGTATTAATTCGCATCAAGGAACTAAATTTACTTCAGCTAGTGCTCCTAATACTAATTTTGAATTAACTGTTAATGATATTGGTATTGTTAATGGTGAGACTATCCGTATCTTTAGTGATGATGGTGACCTACCTGAGAACTTAGCACCAAATACAGTATATTATGCTATTAGAGTTAGTTCAACTGCTATTAAGGTTGCAAGTACATTCTCCAATGCAGTTAATAATATACCTATTGCATTATATGGTGGTACTAGTTTAAGAGTAGAGAGTAGAGTTAGTGATAAATCTCCTAATGGTATAGGTCATCCAGTTCAGTGGGATACTAATCAGAATAACTGGTATGTATTAACTGAAACAAATAGTGATCTCTATACTAATGTTGTGAATAATGATTATGTTAAGACATTAGAGGAGACTACACCTGCATACTTCAAGAGATATGAAGATCGTAGAGGTATTGATAACAAATTATATAAGCTTCGTTATGTAATACCTAAGCAAGCAGATAATTCTAGAAATCCTGTTGATGGATTTGTCATTCAACAGTCAGGTCAAACTGGTTTTGCTAAGACTGCTGATATTAATGCTACAAGTATTAGTCTTAATGATACTAACTATCAAAGAAACTATGGTTTCATTGCTACATGTAGTGAAAATAGTGACACTGTAACAGTAAGATGTGAACTACCTCATAATGTTAGTGTTGGTGATATAGTATTCACTCAGAATATTAAAGATTCTAACAATAATAATGCTACAGCAGATAAAGGATACAATGGTTACTTCACTGTAACTGATGTTCCTAATAATATGGAATATAAGTTTAGCAATACTGATAACTCTGGTGTCAAGAGAAATACTGGTAGCTATGTTGATGAAACTTCCAATAGAACTTTCTTCCTTCCTAGGTTCAGTGTCAATGATAATAAGGGAAACTTTAGCATTTATCGTTCAAAAGTATTATCAGAATGGGTTAAAAATGAAAGTGATGGTGTTTACCTATTAGATGTTGTTGCTGCTGACTATGCACCACCAACAGAATTTACATCTCAAACATATAATCAACAGATTACTGATTTCTATCCACAATTAGATAGAGATAACATAAGAAAGAATCCACCACCTTCTATTTCATTCGCAAGAAGAAATCCAGTTGGTAAGGTAGAAACAAATAGTCTTCTTAATTCAATAACAAGAGAATCTATTGATAAGTTCAGCACTAATTGGGGTGTTGGTATTGGTGTATCCAGTGTTACAACTGTATCTGCTGGTATAGCTACAGTTCAACTAACAAAACAGCATGGATTCAATGGTTTTGTTGATTATGAAAATCTAGTATCATATACTAATGCTTATCCTAGTGCTGGATTTGCTGTCACTACCAAATATAATGTCAGACTATTAGATAGTCTTGGCGGTTGGAATGGTGCAACTGCAAAAGTTACTGTTGGTGTTGGTTCTACTAATATCACTGGTGTTGAGATTCAAAGTTATGGGTCAGGATATAATGGTGGAGATCAATTATTCTTTGAAAATTTTGCTGGTACTTCAATTGGTGTTCCTACTACAGGTTTAATCAATGGTGTTAATGATGTAATTCAAGTCACTGGATCAGGTAAAACAGATGGTGGATATTATAGAGTTACTAGTGTACCAACAAAAGATTCTCTTATCATTGGTATATCTACATTAGATCCAACAGTTACTACAGATCAATTCGTCTTTAGAGTTGGACCTTCTGTTGCTATTGCATCCACTGATTTTGATACTACAACTGGATTAACAACATTTGTAACATCTAATGCTCATGGGTTGAGACAAGGTGCTAAGTTCAGTCTTGTTAATAGTAATAATAACCAAAAAGTTGGTGAATACTATGTACAGACTACATTAACAGGTGTTAGTTCATTCACTGCTAAGACAGTTAGTGATCCTGTATTTGTATCAGGATATAGAATATTACCACATGCTTTCTCAGAGAACAATCAATCAGTTAGTGTTGAAGAAGCTATTGGATCAAGATACTTTAACTTATATGGTGGTGATAGTGTAGGCATTAAAACTAACATTAGTAATACTGATACTGTAATACCTGTTCAACATGCTAGTGGTATTGGTACTGCTAATAGATTTAAAATTGGTGAGTATCTTGAAATTAATGAAGAAATAGTAAGAGTTTCAACTACAGGGTTGAGTGGATCTAATAATGATTCACTTTCTGTTCTTCGTGGTCAATTAGGAACTATTCCTAAGGAGCATGTTATTGATAGTCTTGCTAAGAAGATAAATGTATTTGCTGTAGAGACTAGACGACCATCTATATTGAGAGCGTCAGGTCATACATTTGAATACCTTGGTTTTGGTCCAGGTAACTACTCAACTGGTTTACCTCAAGTTCAGAATAGAACTTTGACTGATACTGAAGAATATCTTGCTCAAGCACAAAATAGAGGTGGTGGTTCTGTTGTTTACACTGGATTAAATAACAGAGGTGACTTCTATATTGGTAACAAGCGTATTTCTTCAGCTAGTGGTAAAGAATCCTCATTTGGTATTCCTATTCCTACTATTACTGGTGAAGATCCATCTGCCAACTCAGTTGTATTTGATGAAGTTACAGTCAAGCAGAGAATTAATGTTGAGGGTGGTATTCAACAGAATATCTTATCACAATTCGATGGTCCTGTTACATTTACCAATGATGTAAACTTTACTGGTAAGGTTGTATCTAGTGGTAGTATTGAACTAGCAGGTGATATAGCATTTACTGGTCAATTCCCAGATGGTGCTAGAGTTAACAATGTTCGTATTGGTGTTGGTACTAATAAAACTGAGATCACTACTGAACCTAACATTGGTGACTTAGTTCTTAATGCAGCACCAGGATTTAAGGTTGCTATTGCAACTGATACTGCATATTCTGCAGAAGTTAACTTCAACGATACTGTTAATTTCACTGGATTTACTACATTTAGTGGTGACTTCTTCCATAGTGGAGCAGGTGCTACATTCTGTGGTGGTCCATTACATTGTTGTGATGACATTGTTGCCTTCTATGGTCAAACATCAGATGTCAACCTTAAAGAAAATGTCACTATTTTAGATAGTTCATTAGAAAAACTAATGGGTATCCGTGGTACTGAATATGATTGGAAGGAAGGTCATAAGAGCTACACTGGACATGACATTGGTGTCATTGCTCAAGATGTAGAGAAAGTTCTTCCTGAAGCAGTATCAACTAAACCTGACGGCACTAAGGGTGTCCACTATAATAAACTGATTCCTCTATTAATTGAGGCGGTCAAAGACTTGTCACAACAGGTCGATGACATCAAAGATAAATAAGTAAAAGGTCTTGCCAACTAAAAGATAATGCCTAGCAATTATAAAACTGTCATCAATTTCAGAGATGGTATTCAGGTTGATACTGATGACCTGATATCTAATAACGGTCTGGTCGGTATTGGTAGTACCATTCCTAGACAACAACTCGATGTTCGAGGTAATGTAATTGTTGCTGGTGTATCAGAGTTTAATAATGTAAAAGTTACTGGAGTTACTACATTTTTCAATGTTGTAAATGTCGCCAGTGGGTCATCAATAGGAATTGGTACAACAGTTCCACAAGAGTCTTTCCAAGTTGGTGTAGGTAGTACGGGAGCAACTATAAGTCTTGGTGGTACTATAATAGCACAAAAGTTTATAGGAGATGGATCAGAATTAACTGGTATTCCTGCATCAGTATGGGTTAATCCTGGTGCTGGTAATACAATATACTCTACAAAAATTGTTGGTATAGGAACAACATTAACAAGAGATAGTGCTGGTTTTGGAGTAGGATATGAAATATACATGGATCCTGTTTCAGGTGTCGGTACATTTGAAGGTATAGTAACTAAAAATATAACAGTCACAAATAGTACAGGTGCAGGACAGGGTAATGTTAATGCAGATGTTGGTACATTCTCAACTGTAACGGCAACTACAAATATAATTGCCCCTACCTTTATTGGTACTGTTACAAATGCAACAAGATCAGTAGTAGCAGCAGGTCTGACTGATTCACCTAATGTTGCTGTTAATTATATTAATGGTGTTGGTGGTACATTTACTGGTATAACTAGCTTCCAAACACTTAGAATTAGTGGTGGAGTTATTGGTGAGGCAGGAGTTATCACTGCTACTACCTTTAGTGGTAGTGCCACTACTGCTCAAAATGCAGCAGTAGCATATGGAATCGCTGGTGATCCTGACATTCAGGTAGATAAATTAACTGTTAATGGCACTACACCTACCACCATCAAAGGTACTGGTGTTAGTACAATTGGTTCAGTTCTTAATGTTGGTGAGTTCTTAGGAGTAGGTAATACAACAGCAGCTTCTGGTCAAGCAGGAGGATTTATTGGTACTGTTAGAATATCTGAAGGAGATTTAATACTTGGTGGTAGTATATCAATTGGTGGTAGTCTTGTAGGTACTGTACCTCTTGGTGGTACGCAAGAAATTAATGAATTAATTGTTGGTGCTGGTTTATCTGTTGCTGGTGTATCCACATTTACTGGATCTGTAACTGGTGGTGCTGACTTCAATGTATCAGGAACTGTTGTTGGTAATGAACTTGAAGCAGATGATAGTATCCTTGCTGGTGGTGGTATAACTTGTGGTAGTGGAATTGTTGCTGGTACTACTGTTGCTGGTTCATCAATAAGCGTTCTTAATGGTGGTGGAATCATCATTGGTAGTGGTATCACTATGAATGGTGCTATTGAGGGTGTTACTGATATAGTAATGAATGGAAATCTTAGTGGTATGTCTTCGATTGCTGCTAGTGGTGAAATTACTGGTGTTACTGATATTTCTGCATCTGGACAACTTAGTGGTATTACTACCATAGCTATGGCAGGTGCTGGTGAGTTTAGTGGTGTTAATAGAATAACTGGTATTGGTTCTATTGTTGGTAATGGGCAATTTGTTACAACTTCAATTATATCTGCTGGTCATTTAAGAGGTGAGTTAATTGATCAAACTCCTGCTGGTATAGCAACATTAGGTACAGTAAATTGTTCTGTTCTTAATGTAAATACTGGTGGTAAATTTGACTTTAATAATGCTACTGGAATTGTCTCTTGTGTTTCTATTAATGCACCTGAGGGGTTAAGTACATTTGCTAATGTTCGTGTTACAAATGGAGCTGATACCTACATGTTTGCTAGGTATATTGGATTTAATACTAGTACTCCTAAAATTACTGATGGTGTTGAGCTTAATGGTGCAGCAGCAGAGTTATTCCTTAATGATGAGACACTAGGAGTTGGTATTGGATCCACTGCAGGTGATAGAGGTGGAGATGTTAGATTCCATCATGGATATGTAAGATCTCAAGCTGGTTTAATAGAAAATAGTACATCAATATTTGAGTGTGGTAATATTGGTATTGGTACTACATCTGTTAATGTATCAACCAATGGTGTTGAATCTGTAAATATCTACAGAAATGTAAACTTCCACGGTAATAATACTGGTGTTGCTGGTACTGCTGGTATTGGAACTAATATAGTTCAGGTAGGATTTAATACATCTCAACCTGGTGGTGCTCTCGACATGAGATATGCAGGAGGTCCAGTATGTCTACCCATAGCTACTGGAGATCAAGATGGTAGTGGAATGTCATATTTCCACACTGAAGGAGACCATACGGGTAACCTATGGTTCAGTAAGGAGGATATGCAACTGAAGATTGGTTTGGGTAATGGTAGTGCTGCATATGCTGGAATCAAAACAGATAGTTATAGAAAGGATGTGTTTAGTTATGCTGCAAAACGAGGATTTACTGGTCCTATTATAACTTCACAAGCTGATAGAGACACTAATGTTAATATTATTCCTGATGTACCAATAGAAGAACCAGTTGGATGGAATACCTCAAATGTGATATATTACACACCAACTAATCAATTCCAGCATAGAACTGCTGAAGGTAGTTGGATATCACAAGTTGGTAGTGCTACAACTGGTGTTGAGATAATTATAGACGGTACTACTGCTATACTAAATGTAGCAGGTATAGGATCTGTATCCCTAGGCACACTATCATAGGTAATTAAGTATGGCAGCACCTGATTGGTCAAATACTACTCAAAAGTTACTTAAAACTACAGATATACCAAATAATAGTGAGATATCATTTGGTGCTATCAGAGCAGCGATAGGTGATACATCTAAACCTATTGGAGCATCAGAGTGGCATAGGATAACTGACCTTGATGCACCATATAATTTTGCTCAAAATAGTTTTCCTACAACATCTACTCCTCATTTACCATATATCTTAGATGCCACTGAAAATGTAGGTGTACCTACTAGTGGTGCTATATCTCCTCAAGATGTTAAGGATGTTATTAAAGAATATGTTATTGAACAAGATCCTAATAAACAGGAGGAAGAGTTTGATGTTGGTACTCTTACAGGACCAAATACACCTACTGCTGCTGTAAACTGGAATTCAAATTTAAATAAGAATATTTCCAAATATCTTAAGGTTAGAGGAAGAATAATATCTGATGATGTTAGCAAACCTGCTGTATCTATTGCTAGCTCAGCATCATCTAATCTTAACATATATGTGAATAATGCACCTGCAGGTGATGGTGTTATGGCAGCAGGTGGAGCAAAAGGTACATCTTCTGGACAACCTGGTGGTAATGCTATTTCTATTAACAATCCATCTGCACCTGCTACTCGTGTAGTATATGTTGAGTGTGAAGGTGTAGAATCTAAGATATGGGCAGGAGGTGGTGGAGGATATGATGGAGTAGATGGAGTGGATGGTACTAGTGGATCGTCAAATACCAGTGATGGTACTGATGGCACTGATGGTACTTTTGGAACGAGTGGAGCACCAGGAAATGATGGAAATCCAGGAAATAGCGGTAACAACGGAGGTAATGGAAGTTCAGGTAACTCAGGATCTGATGGAAGTCCAGGTCAATCTGGTAACCCTAACTTCTCCATGCCACCAGGTCAGTGGTGTTGGTCATCATACAAATGGCAACGAGTTGCTGGTACTAGCACTCAACAACAAAGTATAGCTCATGTAAGAAGTAGTAGACGAAGAGAGTGGTGGAGTAGGTATCCACAGAACAGTACAACATATGCTCAGAATACTATAACAATAGACACTAGAACTAATCAACAGTATCTTGTACAAGAATGTCAACCTTGCTCTGGTGGTTCAGGTGGTTCAGGTGGACAAGCAGGATCAGGAGGATCAGGCGGTGGTGCTGGTAGCGGTGGATCAGGTGGATCAGGTGGAAATGCAGGATCAGGTGGTTCTGGAGGATCAGGTGGTTCTGGAGGAACAGGTGGTCAGGGTGGATATAAAGGATATGGTGGATTTAATGGTACTAAAGGATTTAAGGGATACGCTGGATCAGGATCTGCTGGTAGAGGTTGGACTAACTTATCATCACCATTAAGTAGTAGTGGAGGAAATCCTGGTAACGCTGGAAACGCTGGTGGTGCAGGGAATCCTGGCAATCCAGGTACTGCAGGTAATAACGGAAATGATGGTACTTCTGGCACACCTGGAAATAGCGGAAATCCTGGTAACTCAGGAAACTCAGGTGGAGGAGGTGGATCAGGAACTCCAGGTAATGCTGGAACACCAGGCACACCAGGCACACCTGGAAGTGGACCTGGATGTCTAGGAGGAATTCCAGGTAATGCTGGAACACCAGGCAATCCTGGTTCAGGAGGTAACTCAGGAAATCCTGGAGGTGATGGCAATCCTGGTAATCCTGGTAATGACGGAAATCCTGGTAATGACGGTACTGACGGCAATCCTGGTAATGACGGCAATCCTGGTGGTAGTGGTACTTCTGGTACACCTGGCAATCCTGGTCAACCTGGTGTTGCTGGTGGTGACTGGGGTAAATCAAATCCTGGCGGTGGTACTGCTGGTCGTGCTGTGGCAGGGTCTAAATATACCGTCATCCCTAATGGAGGTGACATTAGAGTAATCTACTAAATTATGTCGTTTTATCCTATATTACCTCATCCTACATTTGATGAGATTGATTTTGCTACTTGGGAAGATGGATTTACTGATGATGAATGTAATGAAATTATTCGTCTTGGTGAATCTCTTAATGCTAAGGATTCTACTGTAGGTGGTAAGATTGAACATAATAATTCAGTCAATAATAATATTCGCAAATCATTAAATTCTTGGTTAAAAGTTAGTGAAGAAACTGATTGGATATACAATAGATTAGCTAATATCTCTAGGTGTCTTAATGGGATGCACTGGAGATTTGATGTATCAGGATTTAGTGAAGATTTACAGTATACACGATATAATGATGACAAATCATTTTATAATTGGCACATTGATAGTGGAGTAACTAAATCAGATCATCCTCAAAGGAAATTGAGTTTAACTTTACAATTATCTGAACCACATGAGTATGAAGGCGGTGAATTTCAAATAAATGCCAGTAGATTGAATACTTGTCCTAAAAAGAAAGGATTAGTTATAGCATTTCCTAGTTATAGTTTACATCAAGTTACACCTGTTACAAAAGGAATTAGAAGGAGTCTAGTAGTATGGTTATGTGGTCCCCCTTTTCGTTAGTGACACCTTACAAAGTGTCTAGCCACGCCCCATTAAGTTCTCATATGGAGTATAATGGTAGTATGAAAAACACACACCTAGAGCATTTAGAAGATAATATTCTCAACGCTGGTTCTACTGGTGGACTGGAGACTGTTGAGTTTTTGCAAAACTTCGGAAATATGCTCACAGGCAAGAAGAGTGATATATCAATATCAACTAAGTGGGATGGAGCACCTGCTATAGTATGTGGTAGAGATCCAGTTAATCAGAGATTCTTTATTGGTACTAAATCTGTATTCAATAAAGTTAATCCTAAAGTATGTTATGATGATACGGATATAGATCGTTATTATAAAGCAGAGTTATTAAGAAGGAAATTAAAGACTTGTTTGAAATATCTATCTCAAACTGGTATAGTTGGAGTGATGCAGGGTGATCTGCTGTTCACTGAAGAGGATAAGAAATTTGCTAGGATAGGTGGCAAACGAGTGGTCACCTTCCAACCTAATGCTATTACATATGCAGTGCCTGTTGATTCACTCAAGGGCATCAGTGTGATGGAAGCAAAGTTAGGTATAATACTTCATACATTATACATTGGTGAAACACTTCAGGATATGAAGGCAGTATTTAATCCTAATTGGAATTTGCATACTATTCATACTGATGAGAATATATTCATAGCTAATGCTAACTTTGCTGATGAAGCAGGTGTTACTAAGTTTAATGTTCAACAGTCTGCTAAGTTTACTGCATTGATTAATAGAGCAACTGGATCATTAAAGAGATCATCAAAGTTCTTAAATATTATACATGAGTATGGTGAATCTCAGTTCATCATGGCAGTGTTATTTAAAAAATACTTCAATCAAAGAATTCGTAAAGGTAAAGCAATTGCTGATACTAAGAGAGTTGCATCTGATTTTGCTAATTTTTACTCTAGCAGAATGGATGATGAGATTGATGGTAAAAAATCAGAGAGAGGTAAGAATAGATATATTGACATGAAGAAAACAGGTTTAGCATTTATTGCTAAGTATGAGCAAGAGATATATTTTACTGTCGCATCTTATATTTCAGTTCGTACTGCTAAGAAGATGATAATAGATCAGTTGAATAAAGTTAAGGATATTCAAACATTTGTAGATGGTATTGCTTCACAACCTGAGGGTTATGTGGTATCATATAATGGTACAGCACTAAAGTTTGTTGATGATGACTTTAGAAGAGCAAACATTACAGTGGTGAAACAATGGCAACAGTAGCAACCTTCAAAGACTTTATTAAAGTTAGAGAGTATATTACTCTTAAGTATGAGTATTATGCTGAGTTGGGTAGGATGAGAGACAATCTATCACCCGAAGAGGAGTTGGAGCAACAAGCATGTTGGGAACTCATAAGAGATCTAAAAGGATTTGTTGATAATGTGGAAGAGAACTTTGATGATCCTGATAGGTTAAATGATTTTCTACTTGATGATAATATAATACCTATCAATTTGTTTGACGATGTTTAAAGTATATGATAACTTTTTGTTACCATCATATGCTAATTATCTAGAAACTTTAATATTATCTAAGGGTATTAGATGGGAGCATCAAGATCACATGGATCACGATGATAGCTATCCACAAAAAGTTCTAGGAATTCTTGATGATGGATATCATATAGTACATAATACAATGTACTATACACTTGCAGGTTTAATTGGTCAAATAATAGATGAGTTACTGCCTGATCAGCATCCAGTTAGGATTAGAGGAGTTAAACAAAAAAGTATTAGTGATAATATTCAATTTTATCCACCGCATACAGATATGACTGATGATGGTGGATATAGTTTAATATACTATCCCACTAATTGTACAGGTAATACATATTTGTTTAAAGAGAAAGATATGAATGATATATCATTTGTAGAAAATAATGATACATCAAATTATAATTGGGAACCTATTGATCAAGTTGCACCAAAGAAGAATAGAATAATATTATTTCCTTCTAACAATTATCATGCAGGATCACCACCTTCAGATATAAGATATTTAATTAATTTTAATTATTTACCCACATCTAAATAATCTTACTTAAAGTATTAACATGTCTAGAAAGATAGCTATAGTAGGTGCATGTATGGAGGGGTTTCTCCAATTATGTGATTTGGTTAATAATAAAAGATATGGCGATGGTTTAACAACATATAAAGATGATGAATATGTATTAATACATGATCCTAGTAAAGTAAGTCCATACGCATTAAATGGTGCTGGTTTAGCATTTCAAGAGATGATGGAGTCAGAGATATTCTTTACTAAAAGATGGTTAAAGAAATATTGTGATGCTGTTGAGGGTTGTGGTTACAAATATATTGGATGGGGTAATAGAAGAGATAAGAACTTTGTAGTTCAAGGTTGTAGTCATATGATTGATATGGATATGTTTAGGGCAGAGTTTATTAAAGATGGTGGAAAGATATTTGGTGATTTTGTTACTATCAAAGAAGAAAAGATTGATTCATTTCAAGTAGATGAGCATAAGGTTAGTATTAATGGTGAGGAGTATGATTATGTCATTGATTGTAGTGAAGAACTGCCTATGATTGGTGAAGAGGATTATATGAATCCCTCTGTTATGTTTACCAATAGCTATGCAATCATAGAGAAACCAATAGCAGGTAATTTTAATTATACTATACAATATGCTGCTAAACATGGTCATGTTACTGGACTACCATTCCAAAGTAAACAGGTGTGGGTGTATCTTTATGATAATGAAATAAGTACGAGAGAAGAAATTTGGGAAGACTTTAAATCTATATTCCCTGATGAGGATATGTCAGAGTATAAGAGTTATGAGTCTACATTTAGACCAAGAGTATCTAATTATATACTACATCCAGATAATAAAAGATATTTTAGGAATGGTAATACACTAATTAATATAGATCCTGGAAGTCCTGGAACAAGTGCTCAATATAGCATGTTTGCTTCAGCACAGATTTGTAGGTATCTATTTAATGAAGAGGCAAGAAATGATGAGGTAGTTGGTAGAGAATTGCAATTAAATTATAATCATTATGTGCTGCAAACTTTACAGTCATTTATATGTTTCTCATATCAATATGGATCAAGGCATGATACACCATTTTGGAATAAAGTATCAAAAGAAGCAAGAGAATATCTTGATGAACCATATTTCACCATGCCATCTATATTTCCTGGCAAACCAGTATCACAAGTATTAATTAGTGATACATTTAGTGAAGAAGATTATAGAATATCTCATCATGTAGATCAAGCAGAAGGTGCTAAGTTATTACCTTATGATTGGATGAATAATTCTAATATGTTCTATGAATATGCTATTGGATTGGGTGCTCCTTATGCAGATAGATTGAGCACACTAGGTGATACTGACCCACCTGAAGATTTTGGTACTATTAGTTACGAATGTCTATGAATATAGTAATAGTTGGTGGTGGTACTTCAGGGTTAGTTACTGCTGCTTTGATGGAGAATTTTTGGAAAGATAAAGTTAACATATCTCTAATATATGATCCTGATAGTAAAACTATTGGTGTTGGTGAGGGTACTACACCTAGTTTTATTGATGTATTTAAAAATAATTTAGGATACAATACTGAGGATTCTATTAAATCTTTAGATGCAACTCTCAAGCTAGGAGTATTATTTAAGAATTGGATTCCTAATGAAGAATATTATCATGGATTTGGTCAAGTAGTCACAGATGGTGATGGTAAACAATCAGATGAACTATCATCTAATATTGCATGTATTCATACATTATTAAATGATACTTATACTGGTGGTATTAATTGGAATGAAGCATCTACAGTTGTTCCCAATAAACTAAAAGATTATCATTATGCGTTCCATATAACAACAGATAAATTAGTTAATTTTCTATTTGATTATCTGAAAGATAGAATAACACTTATTACTGATAAAGTTGTGAAGGTAAATGTTAGTGGTGATAATATTGATAGTATAATATGTGATAAAACTGGTAAGTATGAGGCAGATCTATTTGTTGATGCAACAGGGTTTGATCCTATATTAATGAAAGAATTAAATGTTGATTGGGTAGACTTATCACAATGGTTACCACTTGATAGTGCAATACCTCAAGTAGTAGATAACAATACAGGTACAATTCCAACATATACTTTAGCAGAAGCTACGAAGAATGGTTGGATTTGGCAGATACCAACTCAACATAGATTTGGTACTGGTTATCTATATTCTTCTAAGTTCACAACTGATGATGAAGCAAAGGAAGATTATAATAAATGGTTAAATGATAATCATGGTGTGGAGTTAAAGTCAGATAGAATAATTAAATGGAAATCAGGTCACCTTAAAAAGGCATGGGTTGGTAATTGTTTAGCAGTAGGATTGTCTGGTGGTTTTATTGAACCACTTGAAGCATTGACTCATCAATATCTAACCTTTATGGTCGATACTTTCTTAAGTTTAAACTCTACATTAAAGAACTTAGATTATAATAGAGATAGATTTAATATGGTACAAAATAGAATATTCTTTGATTATACACAGTTTCTTAATTTACATTATTGTACAAATAGAAATGATTCACCATTCTGGAAACATATGACTGATAATAAAACAGATTGGGTTAGAACTATGGAACAAAAATGTAAGCATGAGTTCTTAGATCTTTTTAGGACAGATGATATGTTAGACTATTGGGGTCACGATAATTATATACAGGTGATGAATGGTATTAATATGTTTAATAAAAAAGCTATTAAAGATTTTGTTGATTCAAGATTTAATAGTGATCATCTATATAAAGATGCTATCTTACAAGATGAGTTTATCGTCAACTCAAAGAAACAATTTGAAATGGTAGATCATAAACAATTTCTTGAGACACTTAAAGAAGTGTCCATTTTACCATATATCTGATATAATAGTAGAGTACAATGAAGATACCTAAACGAACCGATATGACTGCTGCTGTAACTGCTGGTAAAAATGCTAAGAGAAAAGGACATGAGTTTGAACACCATATTGCTGCAACATTTACTAAATTATTTGGTGGTGAGCATAAAGTTGATGGTGGACCTCAAACTAAAGTAGACATATATGAAGTTAATGGCAACAAGAGGAGATATTCATGTAAGAGTATGTCAAAGAATCATACTCAAGTAGCATTATTATCTACTAGAGGATTTATTGAACACTTTAAGATCAAAGGAAATAATAAACAGTTTCTTGATATGTTCTTTGGATATTATAATGATGAAAGAGTATCTATTGTAGAAGAGAAACATCCTGAGTTAACTCTTAGTGCTATGGAGATAAAGCAGAATAGGGTCTATAAAAATAATATAGAAAAGAAAATTTGCAGTTCTTTTGTAACATGGATGAATCGAAACAAGTGTGCAATTTTTGATGTTATTGTTAAACAGGGATATAATGGTGATGCAGTTGATACTATGATATTTCATACTAAAGGATCTGAAATGATTAGAATGGTTCCAGTAGATACTATAGCTAAACAGGTTAAAGAAGGTAGATGGACACTCAATGACACAACTCTAGAGTTTAGAATTGCAGACGGTAGGAAACTATTTCATTTACAAATGAAAGGTAGTGGTGCAAAGTATAACTCTGGTTATCATTCTATGATGTTCCACATCTACAATATTAACTACAACAGCATACTATAATGTATCTTAAAAATGCTAAACACTTATATCTTAGAGAATACTTCAAAGATGAAGAGTGGGATATGATATTTGAATCTCTCAAATTATCATCAAACAAAAAAGAATATTGGGACACTAAATTTAAAAGTGTTCATGTATTTAATAGTGAAAATAATAAACAAGAGTTTATTAATGGTGCATTATCTAAAATATATGATATGTTTGAAATAACTGATGGAGGTGAGTTTGATGGATAAAATTAACATTAAATTAGATCTATTTCAAATGGAACAATTAGATCATTTAGTGACTGAGGTTAACTCACATCCAGATAAACATAATTTTATAATGGATGATGTAGCATTTCAGGACATCGTAGCTATTTGTAATAGTGTAAAGAAATGCTATGCAAAGGCACTTGATGATATAGGTTTTACTGTCTCTGATCATCTTAAAGATAAACTAGATTATCCTGATAAATGTGATGAAGTTGTAAACATCATAAATGTATGTTATAATAATGAACAGCAACAAATATGAGATGACATCGCCATCATTACCACCATTACCAGAATGGAGTCCAACAAGGAGAGCAAAAGTGAGAAATCAAGTCAAGTCTAGATTTTATTATCTATTTTGGGGCATTGCAACATTCTCTGTAGTGGCAGGTCAATTATATGTTGGTGCTGGTTACAGATCATTCGCAAACTCATTAAATAGATTATTTAATACTATTGAAGTTGAAGTACAACAACCTAGGTTTTACTAATGCCAAAAATTTATGAATCACCTGATGGTGGGACTACCATATATGTAAGGGAGGCAGGTAGTACAGAAAGATGCAGGGTCATTATTAATGAGGATGGTGAAGAAAGAACATTCATTGAAGAACCAGTTGATAAAGTGTCACACAGACAATTGCACAGTGACCTAGATGCATTATAATAGAAGAGCGAAACAGTTAAGGGTTCATCTACTCTAACAGTTTTGAGAATGGGCAAACGCAAGGCAGGGGTGAGCAACAATCAGATGATCTTTGATCACGCTGTGGAAAACTGCTCTTTATGTTTGGAGACCTCTTGTACTCACAGTTTGAAACTGTCAACTTAGTTGCTTGAGTTTTGAAGTTGTAA